TGCCTTGACCCCTCGGAAAATTCGTTGGCATAGTTGGCACGTTGGCTCATTTGAGCCACGGCGCGAGCCGTGGCACGGAGGCGGCTCGGTGGCGAAGGTCGCGGGAGATTTGATAGCAGCGGCGAAAGAACTCCTGATCGCGGGCGCGTCTGCCCGCTCGGTAGCGGTGCAGCTCGGGCTCCCGCGTGAGCGGGTGCGGAAGTTGTCACACGATCCCGACGTGGTCGGGGCGATAGAGGCGAGGGATAGGGAGAAACGCGAGGCGACGCGGCGGATCCAGCGACAGATAGGGCTGCCCTCTGCCGCACGGGAACGCAGGACCCAGCCGCCCGTCCCGGCTGCCGGGAGCATGATCGCCCGAGCGCTCGCGATTCCGCCGCGGGCAGGCTCGGAGCCGTGGGGCGATCTGGGGGAGGCGTTCACGCTGGAGGGAATGCTGCCGGGGCAGTCGCGCGTCCTCTTCGAGAGGGCGGCAGACGGGATCCCGATCCCGCTCGCTGCGGTGCGGGCAGGCTGCGCGGAGGGCGACCCGGCAGTCTGGGAGAGCCGTGCAAACATGGGGGAGGAGCCGTTCTTGTCCTACTACCGCGCTCTATTGATGGCCTCGATCGCGGCTGTCGAGGAGCTCACCTTCCGGGTCGCGGACGGTGGGATGGGATGGCAGGGGGCGGCGAAGCTCCTCGGCGCTCTGCGTCCTGATATCTACGCAGTGAAAGACCGGACAGGCGGAGAGCAGGCGAATTCGATCGAGGGGCTCGACGATGCGCAGCTGATCGAGATCGCGCGGGAGCAGCTGATCGAGATCGACGGGATAGAGGTCCCGCGGGTGAGCGGGGAGAAAAAGATCGTGCCCCTGCACGACACAGGGATGGACGACGAGGTGACGGATGCTGGCAGGCGATGAGATCGGATGCGGATCGCGGCGCATGACCGCGGAACTTGTGGAGCTATTGCGGCGCCGGGCGAAGCTGCGGCTGAAAGCCTTCGCCCGCCTGTTCTGGAGCGTAGTCAACCCGGGAACGGAGATGTTGTGGAACTGGCACCTCGACTGTATTTGCGACCACTTGGAAGCGGTGAGCGAGCGGCGCCTTCATAAGGTCCTGATCTGCGTCCCGCCCGGCTCCTGCAAATCGACGCTGGTCGGGCAAATGTGGCCGACGTGGGAGTGGTTGCGCTCACCTGAGCGGCGCTGGGTGTTCGCCACGAATGCACTCGATAACGCAAAAAAGGAGGCGATCTATCGGCGGAGCATAATCCAGTCTCCGCTCTATCGGCGCCTCGCCCCGCCCTTCGACTCGCGGCTGCGGACGAAAAATATCCTGACCGTCCGCAATCAAAAAAACGGCGCATTCCGCGGGCTCTCGACTGGGTCTGCGATCACTGGAGATCATTTTGATAACCAAGTGATCGACGACCCGAACGATGCGCAGCGCGTAGCCGCAGACGAGCTCGATATGGTTAATTTTTGGTACGATAACGCCTTCAGCTCGCGGAAGCGGCAGGACAACTCCCTCGTCGTGATTCAGCAACGCCTCGCACCGAACGATCTCAGCGGGCACCTGCTCGAAGTGGTCGACTTCGACGCGGTGCTCATAATCCCAATGCAGTACGACCCGAGGCACACGATGAAAAGCCCGCTCGGCTGGAAGGATCCGCGCACAGAGGAGGGGGAGCTCATGTGGCCCCAGCGGTTCTCTGAGGCGGACGTGATGCTCGCCCGGCGCACGCTGGGGGAGGCTGCCTATCGCGCCCAATATCAGCAGCGCCCGATGGCGCTCGGCGCTGGGGTCACGTTCCGCCGCGAGTGGTGGCACCGGTGGACCTGCCCGCCGTCTGACGTGATCTCGTGGTATGCCACGGTCGACACGGCCTCCTCGATGAGGCGCGGCAGCGACAACTCGGTCGTCGAGGTCTGGGCGCTGTCGCGGGCAGGCGTGGCCTATCTGATGTTTCTCGAGTTCGGGCACTGGGATATCAAAACCAAGATCGACAAGATTTTAAACGCGCTCGACGTCTATCCGCAGTGCAGGCAGGTAGCTATCGAGGAGCGGGGCGAAGGCTTCGCGGTCGCAGACATGCTCGATCAGGCGCTGAAGCCCAGCGGGCGCGGCGTCAAGCGGTGGACGAATCAGTCCCCCAAAGAAACACGGATCACGCTCTGCGCGCCGCTCGTCGAGAGCGGGCATATAGTGGTTCCCGAGGGGGATATGGGCGACGCGCTGATCGACGAAGCGGCGCAGTTCCCGGAAGGGGACCACGACGATATGATCGATGCTATGGGGATGATCGCGAATATCTGGATGCGCGAGCTCACGTCTGCGACCTACGCCTCAGATATTGCGAAAGGCGGCGCCCGCGGCGTGGAGCGACTGGGCGGCGGCGGAGTGATGAGGTCGAGCAATCGCCCAGACGACGAGAAAATCCGCTACGGCGGCAGGCGCGCAAACGTGGGCGGCGGCCTGCCGCGCAAGGCGCCCGTGTGGTACAGGTGACGCGGTGTTTTGTGATCGACTGCGTATTTTTCGTGGGACGGAGGACCTGCTCCGTCTCACAAATGAGCTCGCACGGATTGGGGCTCGCTACGGGCTCAGCCCTGCCGGGCTGTCTGCGCTGCGATCGATCGCAGCCTCTGCGATGGCGGTCAGGCGCGAGGTGGATCCAGAAGAACGCGAGTTTTTGTCAAAAAAGCCTAAATCCTTTTGAAGCGTTGGGCCTTGTGACGTATACTGAACGGAGGAGCGCCTATGAAGCTTTTCGATCGACTCTTTCGACGCAAAAACGAGCAGCCCGTGATCTACGCACCGCGGCGGCTGTCGCGTCCTGATCTGTATGCAGACCGGGCTCGCCTGATCGATGGCGTTTGGGAGTCGCCCGAGGCGTGGATCCGGACAGCGCTCACGATGCTATCCACGGACCCAAAGATCAGCGGCTACGCCTCTGCGCTGCGGCACTCGATCCTCGCTGCGTCGTGGACGGTGGAGCCCGGCTCCGACGATCCGCAGGCGCAGCTCGTGGCGGACAAGGTCCGCGACGCGCTGGGGCTCGATGGGCATATTTGCCACCTGTCGAGCGGCTCATTCGAGGCGGAGGTGACTAAGATCGTCGACTTCGCCCTCTATGGGCGCTACGTGGTCGAGGAGATCTGGGCGACGGATGCGGACGGGCGCGAGTGGCTCTACGGACTGGGCGATATCGATCAGCGCACGATCGGGATCGTGATTCGCGATCCGGCGACTGCGGTCCTGACTGGGATCGTGCAGAACCCGCTCTCGGGGATCGGCGAGGTGATCCTGCCCTCGACAAAAGTCCAGATCTACACGTACCGCGGGCAGGGAGACGAGACTCTCGGGATCGGGATTTTGCGCCCGTGTTATCAGTGGTGGGCCCTTAAGAATTCGTTGATCAACTCGCTCGACGCAGGCTCTCGCAGGTGGGCGATCCCCACCCCGCAGATCACGTTTGATCGAGATCTGCTCCGCGCCCTGTACACGGATACCGAGATCAAAGCGTTTTCAGAAAAAGTGGGGGAGTGGGCCGAGCAGTATATGGCAGGGGAGACGGGATACGTCCAGACGCCCGCTGGGATCAATCTCTCGCTCTACGGCGGGACGTTCGACCCGCAGCGCATGATCTCGGCGATTCAGACATGCGATCAAGAGATCAGCTCCGCATTCTTGACGCAGTGGATGGAACTCGGGCTCGGAGAGGTCGGGAGTCGCAGCGTCGGGGAGATCCAATGGAACGCATACAAGGCCTCGATATCTAACTATCTCGACGCAATCGCTGGAGTCTGGAATGGGCCGAACAGGCCCGGCGGCGGGACGATTGCGCGGTTCCTCCAGCGGTCGATGTTTGGGCCCGAGGTCGAGATCCCGCCCGACCTCCTGCCGCGGCTGCGGCATAAGGGAGTCTCGGTCGACGCATTCCGCGATTTGATCGGCGTTATGCCCCAGCTCGTGACCGCAAATCTCCTCACTCCGACGGACGATCTGGAGTCGAGGATCAGGCGCGAGATCGGGATCAATCCGCTCTCCACCCCAGACCGAGACGATCGACTGGGGACGGCAGACGGGCAGGGGATCTCGATCGAGCCTCGCATCTCGCAGGGCGGCAGGCCGTCCGGATCGGGGGTGCTATGATCTCCGACGATGCAATCTTGATCCTGATCGTGAGCCTGCTCTCGGTCGCTGCGATGTGCTCGGTGCTATGGGCACGGGAGGACGCACGGCATGATCGCCTCGAATGATGTCCCGTATGCGCTCGCCGCAACGGAGACGGCACCGGGCCGCCTCGCAATCCGCGGCGCCCTGCGGACAGATCCAGTCGATGATCTCGACTCTGCGGCGTACTCCGTGATCCGCGACTGGGTCGCGGATCAGGATCCAGACGCGGAGCTCGTCTTCGATATCGACTCGCCCGGAGGCGATGTCGCCGGGCTCGAAGCGCTGACGCGAGCGATCACAGAGCACCCCGGCAAAACGACCGCGCTCGTCTCGGGCTGCGCCGGGAGCGCGGCGTACTGGCTCGCCTCCAGCTGCGACGAGGTGGTCGCGTGGCCGTCTTCGACGATTGGATCGATCGGCTCGATGATCACTATCCGAGGCGACAGGGGCGAGGACCGGGACGTGGTCGCTGAGCTATCCCCACGCAAAAACGCCGTCGATGATCCGCAGTGGCAAGAGATGATCGACGCGACGGCGGAGCGGTTCCTGCGCCACGTTGCGACGCGCCGGGGCTGGGCTGAAAAGGATTTGAAGGCTGTCGCCGCACGGTGCGGCGACGGAAAACTGATGACGTCCGCGGAGGCTCTCTCTCGCGGCCTGATCGACCGAGTGGTCGAGGAGGGATCAATGGACGAAGAATTGATGCCACAAGTGGAGCCCGCAGAGGGCGAAGAAAAATCGATCGACGAAGTCGTGCGCGAGCTGATGGCTGCTCGTGACGACCACGAGCGGCGCATTGCCGAACTCGAAGCGATCATTGCGAATCAAAAGCGCGAAGTGGCAGACGATACCGCAGACCTCGAAGAGGAGCGCAGGGACGAAGAGGTCGAGGAGGAGCGCCCGGTTGCCAAGTGCGACAAGCCCCGCGCCGAATCCCGGCAGATCGCAGCTCTCGCTCGGCAGGTGCGCGAGGTGGGACGCAGGCAGCGCGACGATACGATCGCCCGCCTGAGCGCGGAGGGACGGATCAGCGCCGCCGATCTGGAGACCGCCCGCTTCCTGTATGATAACAATAAGCCGCTGTTTGACCGGCGCTTTGGTCGCCCGGCTGCGATGTCCACGGTCTCGCGGATCTCGTCGCCTGAGGCCGCGCCTCGCACTCGCTACTCCGACCCGGCAGCTGTCGCTCTCGCGGCGGTGAAGGCGGGCGCGGAGATGTCGTTTACTGAACTCTACAAGAAAGCAGGAGGGCGATAATGGGCCGCGCATCTCGCGTTTATTCTGGGGTCGACAATATCGCCGGGCTCGTGGTCGCGGACGGTCTGACCGAGGGGTCCTGCGTCGTCTGTGACGGCACCTCGCAGCCGATCGGCGTTGCTGTTTCTGTGGCCCCCAACGGGCTCGTGAATATCGCAGGCCCGCAAGAGGTCGCCTTCGTGAAGGCAGGGGCGGCGATTGCGTTCGATGCTGCCGATACTGTGACGACGACGTCGGACGGGACCGTGATCTCTGTCAATACGACCACCAACGAGGACGGAGTCTGGGTGCTCGGGACTCTCGTCCGCCCCACCGGCGCCGCTGCCGCAGAGGGCGAACTCGTCGAAGTCGCGATTAATCCCTACTACGTAGAAGCTCACGCCGGATAAGAGGAGGCATAGATGGCCACGATGAACCCGACGGGAATTTACCCGTCTTTTGCGGCGATGGCCGCAAACGCCCGCCTGATCGAGGGCTTGATGTTCGATCTGGGCAACGGTGACGATGAATATCTCGCAGGCAAAATCTGCGCGCCGGTGACGTTCCCTGCAACGGATATCCAGAACGAGATGAATATCGACGGGCGCGGCTTGCACGGCAAGATTGCCCGAATGGCGATGTGGGGCGCGTTTGGTCAGGCTCGCCCCTCGAAGATCGCCTACGGGCAGCGCCTGATCCCTGTCGCAGGGCAGGAGTACGACCCGCTCGACTACGAGGGGACCAAATACGGTAACTCGTACAACCTCTCCGTCGAGGATGTCGCGGAGATCGAAGAGATCGGCGTCGATGCGTTTAAGTGGTTTCTCGATATCCCGAGGACGCAGGTCCTCGTTGCGCGTGAGGCGGACTGGGCCGCGTTGTTCTCGACGACCGCGAACTGGGCCTCCACTGTCGCAGCGGCTACTCCGTGGACTGCCTCCAGCGGCTCGACCCCGATCCAAGATATCCAGAATTTGCGGAACAAAGTCTCGAAGTTCGGGGTCCCGGATACGATGATTCTCGGCGTCGAAGCCGCGAACGCACTCCTCGCGAACGAGGCGTTCAACGGTCCACGTCAGACCACGGTAGACCGTGCGACCCTCACCACGGAGCAGCTGGTCGAGATCCTGAAATCTCGGTTCGGTTTCGAGAATATCTATATCGGGACCGCGAAGGCAGAGACTTCTCCCGACCCGAGCAACTCGGACCCACAGTTTATCTGGGGCTCCACTGTCTGGATCGGCAAGATCGGGGAGGCGATGTCCGCGACTTCGACCGGGCGCGTCCGTGCGCGGTCTGCCGCTGTCGCGAGCATTGTCGCCCAGCCGCTCTACGCGGACGTGATCGGCCCTCGAATCAACGCGGAAAACGACGACTCCTATATCGCCCGCGTCCGTATGATCGAAAGTCTGAACGTGGTCTACGACGTGCTCGGCGGCACCCTGACCGGGGTCGTGGGGTCGTAAGGGGGAGCCCATGGCCGCGAGCCGCGTCTGCGTAGACTGCGCCGGTCAGACTCAGGCCGTGATCGGGTGCGATAACCTCTTCGAGGTTATCCTCACCCGGCCCGCGCTGTCTGCTCCGACCGGCTCGATCAAGATCAAGGGGACGAGCTACGCGCTGGAGTTTCTCGGGCAGGCTCCGATCGAGATTACCTCGCTCAAGCCCGGACGGCGTGCGCTCGTCCTGCGGGATGCGCCCACTCGTCCGCTCGCTGGGCGGCAGGGTGCAGCCTCTGTCGTGACCGACTCGTTCGAGTGGCCCTGTCAGATTCAGTCCTACTCAGTGAGCGGAGGAATCACGACAGCGACTCTCGCGGACGCACTCCAGCAAGAGCTCCCCGCGGGCACGACGGCCCAGCTCGTTTTTCGGTATTGGGCCGCGGTTCTGCCGCGGCAGACCGCACCCGTGAAGGGGTGCAAAATCGACGTGGTCTACTCTCCTGTCTCGCGAGTAGGCGAGCCTGAGACCACGATCACGTTCGACGCCGCCTACGTGCGGCAGCTGTTCGAGACGGGGTTCACGGCGCAGCATTTGCGCGAGTTCCTCGGCTCGCCGTCCAGTCCGACGGCAGACGCAGGTCTGGAGCCTGCCGTTGCTGCCGGTCTGAACGATCTAGTGCGGCACCTGCGCGTCGAGCTCGCGGAGCGCGGCCTGACTGAAGCGGATATCCCCGCAGCGTCTGCGCTCTTCGATGCTCACCGGCTCTACGCAGCTGCCGCGGTTTACGCTGTCACAAACCGAGACCTGCACGACTCGCTCCGCAGCGAGGCACGCTATGCGGCGGACGATGCCCTGCGGCACCTGTGGATCGATATCGATCCGGACGGAAATCAGGGCACCCGCGACACGCTGAATATAACAGGCCTCAGGTCGAAGGACTTCTCCTACCGCCTGCCGCCCAAACCGCCGCGGCTTCCGTGGCTTCCGGGGAGGTGGCGATGAGGCAATCGATCGGGCCTGTGATCGCTGCGATCAAAACGCGAGTCGAGTCGATCCTGCCCCTCTGCTACGAGGAATCCACGTTTACTACTCCTCCCGGGAACCTCGGAGCAGCGGACGCCGTGGACTGGATCGAGGACGTGATGCGGCTCACGCGAGAGTTTGTCGTGTACGTTTCGGGCTTACCGAAACTCACGGCGAGCTCTGCGCCCTGTCACGTCTCGACCCAGCTCTCGGTCGCTGTCGTCTACCGTGCCGAGCTCGCAGACGATGTCCGCGACGTCATGGTGGCGGACGATGTCAACTCGATTATCTCTGCCGTGATTTCACGGCCTGATTTATGGGGCGGGGCGGACGGAGTCTGGCCCGTCAACGGAGGAGCGACGCTCGCGGCGATGATCGACGCCGAGCAGAAAACCCAGACTTACGTTGCGACGATCCCCTTCGAGGTGATCACGCACTGAAAGGAGCTGAGCATGCCCTCTTCTGCGATCCGGCAGCTCGATATTGCGCCCGAGGTTTCGTACATGAGCCGCGGAGCGAACGGTGAACCTGACGCGACCGGCCTCGACTGGGATGCCTGCGAGCTCGCGGATGCGTCCGCGGTCGTGGCGATCGGGACGACCCAGACCCTCCAGTACAACACTGCGACGGGCGGATTTGCGCATCCGGTGGGCGAGGCGCTGATTGATCCGCAGTCTGGAGAGCCCGTCCGGTCCGGGACTCTGACGATCGACTGGTACCTCCGAGGAGGGATCGACCAAGGCGACGCAGATCTGGGCCTCCGCAGGTTGCTAACGACGCGCCTCCTGCTCCAGTCGAACAACGCGAGCGTGACGACCGCGAGCGTGACGACGGGCGGCGTTGTGACCTACGGATCGGGGACCCCCGTCAAGGGGCGCCCGCTCGCCTATCAGCTCAGCGACGGGCGGGTCACGTATGGAATCGCAACGAACACGACGGGCTCGAACCTACCGACGAGGACCTACGCCGCTGCGATATCTGGGCGCGGAGTTGTGCCCGGTGCTGGTGGCGGGCAGATCTCCCAGTGGGTACAGCCCGCGACTGGAGCAGATCCGATCACTTACGGCTCGAACACGGTCGCCCTGCGACTCACTGGGGACGGCTGGCAGCAACTTTGCTTTGGGTGCTCGATGACTGCGCTCACGATCACGGCAGAGGGCGACGGGCGAGCGATTCGGTGTTCTGCGACGGTTGACTGCCCCTACGTGGTGGACGTGGACGCCGCGGATATCGAGACGCCCGCGTGGCCCGATCCTGCCGAGGGACCGGTGCTCCACGCGCTCGGCTCGCCTGCCGTGATCGGGGCTTCGTACTACAACGGGGGCTCCTCGACCGCGCCCTGCGTCTCGACGTGGTCTGTCTCGCTGTCGTGGACGACTGCGGGCAGTGCCTGCGGCTCGTACTGGTCCGGGCGGGCACCCCTCGAAGCTACCGCACTGGAGACCACGATCTCGCTCACGATCGGGCACCCCGCGGAAGATTTGCGGCAGGTCCTCGCTTCGTACTGGAAGAACGGCTCGAAGTTCACCGTGGAGCTGCCGTTCGGCGGAGACGTCTCCGCTTCCGCGAGCCCGCGTCCGTGGGGCGGTGCGATCATTATTCCCGCGGCCTACGTGACGAGCGGAGACGTCCTGATTCAGGACTTGAGCGGAGACGCGATCCAGACGAGCGCGGAGCTGACGGCAGGACTCCCGGCAGACGATGCTCTCCCGCTGATCTCGTTGATTCTGATCTGAAAACAGGAGCCGAATCATGCAATACGTGAAACAAATCGCCTATCTGATCTTGATCATTCTCGGGTCGTTTCTCGGGGTGAAGGTCGGGAAGATCGACGACCCGCAGGGCGAGCAGGTGCAGATCCTCGGTCGCCTCTGCGGGATCAATCTCGACGGCGCAAGCGCTGTCAAAAAGTCGATGGCGACGCTCGTCTGCGAGCGATTTGACCGCATCTCGAACGAGCAGGCGCAGCAAATCCTCGATATCGTGGAGAGTTGCAGTGCTAATCCATAACCCACACAACGACGACGAAGTCACCCTCGAAAACGATCCGACGACCCCGAAGACGGTCTGGAGGATTCACGCGCTCACGTTCAGCGAGAGGCGAGCAGTCGACCGGCGCGCCGGTCCTGCGCCTCTGCGTGCGCTCGCTGTCCACGGGCAGGTCCACCCGCCCCGAACAGACGCGCAGCTCGCGGCGCGGCGGCGCATGACCAAAACGGAGAAAGAAGCGGAGCAGGCGCAGCGGGTCGCAGAGGCGCAGGCGCGCCTCGATGCGCTCTCCGTGGGAGAGCGTGTCCTCTACGACAAAGCGGCGGACTGGTACGCAGACTACGATCTCGCAGTCTGCGTCTACGGCGTGGACGCTATCGACGGAGACGAGCAGATCAACGTCGAGTCCGCGCTGGAGTGCATGCGCCCAGTCGACGCAGTGCGGCTCGTACTTGGTGAGCTCGCAGGCAAAATCTCCGCGTTGTCGACGATCGACGATGAAAAAAAAGAGCCCTCGCCGTCTCCTGCTGGCTGAAGTTCCGCCCGGGGCCGCAGGCGTGGCGCTGCGACGATTGCAGACAGCAGCCCGCACTGTGGGCGCGCCGGGGCTACTGCGAGGAGCTCGCAGAGCCTGTCGAGAGCGAGATCGCAATCGGCGGCGATGCGCATCTGGGCGCCTTCAGCCGATGTCCTGCGGCTCTCGCCCGAGCGCACGCGAGCTTCGTCTCGGACGCCTTCGAGGCATACGCTGAGGCGAAGCGGTTCGGATTCCGGCCTGAGATCGAGCCCCAGTACCTGATCGAGATAGACAATCAGATTCTCGCGATCGAGGAGGCGGAGCGCCGGTACCGGGACAAGGTCGCGGCGGCTCAGCGCGCCGCCCAAAAATCGAGAAAGAGGTGATCCCGTGGCAGCAAAATTTTCGATTGAGCTCTCAGTGGACGGCTGGAGCGACGAGACGACGCCGAAATCCCTCGATGTCGAGATCAAGTTCCCCTCCCAACTGAAAACCCTCGCGAATAATTGGATGATCCAGAACGTGGTCGAGCGGACTCGCGGCGGGCGAGATATACACGGCGAGCCCTTCGCCAAGCTCGCCGGGAGCGATGAGCCGACCAACCTCACCCGATCCGGTGCGATGCTCGCAGGCGTGCGCCCTGCCAAGGGCAGCGACCTACAGGCGCGCGGCTATATCGCCGCAGTCGGGATCACGTGCGACCCGGGAGCAGGCGAGAGGTATCCGTGGATCGTCAACGCAGGCGTGAAGCCTGAGGGCTACAAGGCGAAGAGGCTCGCAGTGGTCGAGCGAATGATCGCCCGGAAAGAGGCTCGCTTGATCCGCAAAACAAATCAGGCCGCCCAAACAAATACGATGACGAAAAAATGGGAAAAATTGCAGGATACGATCGACGCGATCGAGGGCGATCTGCGCGAGCTCCGCAAACGAAAAGCCGAGATCGAAGGGAAAAAAATCAGGCCGCAGCCTCCGCGCGAGTGGTGGGGGCTCGACGAGAGCGCACGGGAGCGCGTCAACTCTGCGCTCTCCGTCTGGGTAAAATCGATCGTGGCGGGCTCTGTCGGGGTAGCCTGTCACCCGCTCAAAACCACGACCGAACAGGTCTACCAAGAGGCGAACGCTGCGTTCCGCGCAGCGTTTAACGGCGGCGGCGTGCCGCGAGAGGAGGCTCCGACGTGAACTCTGTCCCCCAGATTTTCGAGTTGAACCCCGGATTTTTTGTAGCGGAATCGATGCGGATCCCCTGCACGAAGAGCTCGAAGCTCTCGACCAAAGTCCCGCGGATGATCGTCCTGCACTGGACAGCTGCCCCCCTCCAGAAAACCGAGGAGGGCAACCTCGCGAGGATCAAGCGCTGGGCCGCGAATGCCGCCGACAAAAGCTCGACGCATTTCGTGATCATGCGGTCGGGTGCGCTCTATCAGATGGTTTCGACCGAGCGGGCAAGCTGGAACGCCGGGAAATCGAGTTGGGTCTGCGCAGACGGGACAGCGAGCTCGACCTCGGTCAATCTGTTCTCGATCGGGATCGACTTCGACAACGTGGGACCGCTCACCCTATCGAAGGGGAAGCTCTACGACTGCTACGGGGGAGAATTCGGCGGAGTGGCTCAAGAGGTCCCTCGGTGGAACGGCTACTCGTTTTTCGAGCAGATCACGCGGGAGCAGTTGTGGACGTGCCGCGTCCTCTGCGATGCTCTGCGTGCGCGGTACAATATCGCGCTCTCTGATATAGTGGGGCACCTGACCGTCTCGCCGGGGCGGAAGATCGACCCGGGTCCACTGGTGACGCACGCAACGCTCGGGTGGGAGTGATCAAAGATGCCGAAGGCGACAGCGAGCAAGCAGAATCTGACGATCCTCGCCCGCGTGGACGGGGCGGGCAACGTCTCGTCCGAGGTAAAAAAGATCAACTCCTCGATCGCGTCTGTCGCGGGCTCGACCAAAGGCACGACCGAGGAGGCTGGGGCGCTGTCGAAAGCCTTCGACGTCCTCGGCAAAAATACCGCCCAGCTCAACGATAAACTAATGGGCATGAGGACGAAGGACGTCTCGGCTGAGCTGAAAAATCTCGGTGGCGCCCTGAGTCTGATCCCCGGACCTGTCGGGATGGTCGCGCTCGCTGTTACGAGCGTGATCGGCGTATTTTCGACGCTGAAGGATCTACTCGCGGAGGATGTCTCGCCCGCGACTGAGCACAACAAGGATCAGGTGCTCGATCTCGCTGGGGCGTATGAGGCTCTCGGCGATGCCGCCTCCATTGCAGGCGCAGAAGAAAAGATCGCCGCAGACGCTGCCCTGAAAGAGGCTCGCGAGCAGACCAACGAGATCTACGCGCAGGTGAAAGCAGAGGAAGGTCTCGCGGAAGCCGCGCAGAAGACGATCGACAAAAACAAAGCCCGCCTGAAAGCCCTCTCCGATGCTGGGGTTCATTTTGGCAAAGAACGTCAAGAGCTCGAAAAGCAGAACGCGCATCTCGCTCAACAGGTGATCCAGCACAACGCCGCGCGTGATTCGGCGCAAGCTCAGCTGGAGATGGCGGTCCAGCAAGTCGGGATCGAAAAAGAGCGCTTAAAAGGCCTCACGGCTCTTGCTGAGGAGCAGCGAAAACAAGCGCAATACGCAGAGGAACAGGCCAAAAAGGCCGCGGCGGATGCGGAATCGCGACGCAAAGAGCAGGAGGCGAATGCGAAGGCAGCCGCCGAGCGAGCCCGGCAGCAAACGAAAGCAGAGATCGACGCGGTCGAGAACTATCGCAAGTCCGCACTGGACGCAGTCTGGGCAGCGGAGGGGCACAGCGCGCAGGAGTCGATCGAGCGCGAGCACGAAGCGCGTCGCAAATCGGCAGAGGAGACAATCAAAAACGCAGAGCGTCTCGCGGAAGCTCTCGGTCTGATCGATCTTGAGTACTACACCAAGAAACAGGAGCAGGCGAAAAAGGACGCAGAAGCCGATCAGAAGATGCGCGAGGAGATCGCGAAGCACTCCTCCGACGTGCTCGGCTCCGGGGAGGACCCCGAGCTGAAACGGATCAACGCGCAGCTCGCCCAGCTACAGGCAGACCGCGCAAAAATGCTTGAACTGAGCGGCGACGATTACACAAAGTACGGAGAGCTCCTCAAGCAGACGAACGACGCGATTCTCGCGAGTGAAAACGCGAAGGCCGCCCGCGAGCAGGAACTCTTCGACGAAGAGCTCCAACGGATCAACGAGGAAGACGCCCGCGTCAAAAAATCGACGTACGACAGGGTCTACGCCGCGCACTCCCTGACAGAGGCGCAGAAAGCCGCGGTGGACGCTCAGACGAAAGCGCTCGATTCGATCTCGGGAGCAATGGAGCAGTGGGGCGCAGGCTCGCAGGTGATCACGGCTGCGCAGATGACAGCGTCTGGGATACAGGCTGCCGCAGATGCGATCGACTTCGCCGCCCAGTCTGTCGCGAGCTTCGCGATCGGCAACGTGGGCGCCGGGGTCGGGCTCGCGGCAGCTGCCGCAGGCAAAACGGCAGCCGCCGCAGCCTACGCAAAAGGTCTCCTCGACCTCGGATTTTCGGCGCCGAACACTGCGAGCGACAGCTCCGCGACAGCTGCCCCCACACAGACCGCGAGCACGTCCTCGCTCACCGGCAGCAAAAGCAGTGACCGCACGCAGGAGATCAACGTCACTATGCAGTTTTCGGGGCAGGCTGGGCGGCTGGGCCGCTATCTGATCGAGGATATCAACGCGGAAGCCCGCACGGCAGGCGGCGCGCGGATCAATTCTGCCGTCTTAAGGGGGTAGAGCATGGCATGGCCCTACAACGGCTACGTGCCCTTGATTATGCCGTGGGCGGATACCCGCCCAATAGCAGGCGAGAGCACGGGATTCTCGGGTACGTGGTACCCGGGCGTCTTCGCTTCGTGGCCTGAGGCGATGATGTCGGGGACCGGATTCGGCGCGATGCCCCCGTGGGGGAATCCGCAATGGACAACTCCCTACGCGGCGAAGATCGTCGATCAGGTGCCGATCTATCGACTGATCGCCCCCAAGGGGACCGGGACGATCAATGTCCCGGCGAACGGATACCTCGCAGGACAGGGGATCGAGAATCAGAGCCCGCGGGTCTGCGTCCCGGCGATCGTGCCGCTGCGTCCTCTCGCTGCCGATCCGATCGCAGTCGATCAGGTGGACGGCGGAGTCGCTGTCACGCTGGGCGGTATCACGGCGCGGAACACTCACTCCCAGCGGCGGCACTGGGTGCTCGACCTGCTCCTCGATGGGCCGCTCGACGCGCTACAGACGAAGCTCGGCGTGGACGATCGCGTGGGGTGGCCGTGGTTCCTGCGTTGGTTCGAGAAAGGGATCACTGTCTATCTGTGGCATATTTCGATCGGCGGGACGGCGATCCTCTACGACCCACAGGGGACCGGTGAGCCTCCCTATTTTCCCGCCGGGGAGCAGTATTTCGGCTCACCTACGCGGATTACAGGGCAGCTCGTCGACTGCACCTCTGTGCGGTGGGAGCCGGGGGTGGGGGAGCGGATGATGCGGTACACTGTCACGATGACGATCGCGGAGCAGCTGCCCCCGGGGAGGTTGTCGTGATCTACAATCTCCCCGCGCTCGATACGCTGGAGTGGCCCGTCCGCGAAAAGGTCGGCCGGATCCCATTCGACGCCAACACTCGGCGATTTTCGCGTGCAGCGACCGTCCTCTCGAACATGCGCTGGGCGGCGACGTTCGCCTATGGTGCTGGGGTCACGTTTTCGGCTGCGCAGATTTATTTTTATATGCCGTTCGGCTCGACTGGGCGATGCACCCCTCAGGTGATTATTCAATCCCCGAACACGCTCACGCTCTCGACAGGGATCAAAATCCAGACGATGAGCGGCAGCTCGACGTATACGACGTTCTCGGGCACGTCTGCGACGCTCACGAATCCGACCGACCTCCGCGGGACGACGGGCGGGACGTGGCGCTGCGGCGCGAGGATGTACCCCGGAAACACGACCTACGCATTATTGGGTAGTGGCTGCGGGCGTGTGATGCTCGACGGCCTCACGGCGACTTCGCCGCTGGGCGTCTCGGTGATCTGCTATCCCTACCCGGGCTACGCCTCCTCCTCGACCTCCGGCTACACCGGCTACAGGTACGGCGGCGGCTATACCTCGGCGTGGCCCGATACCGCGTTTACGCCGTTGACTGCGGCGTGGGCTCGGTCGATCGAGGAGCAGCTGGAGGTCGCGGAGGCGATGCCGATCGTGCTCGCAATCCTGCCGGGGCACGTGACCGGCGTCTCGGGGCGGACGACTCCGTGGGCCAGTTATGAAATCAAAGAGCGCCTCTGCCGTCAAATTCCGCTCGCGCCGCCCCGCCGCCCGAAGGCCTACGTGGTTGCGGAATACGGCAACAACTCTTCGATCGGGACGTTTAACGTGCAGGTCGGGGAGCAGCTGATCTCGTCGTGGACCACGGTCTACTCCTCCAACTACTACCGGGTCTATAAGGCGCGCCTGACTGATGCGGCCTATACTCCAGTCGGGACGGTCGGAGGTTGTCCGATTGTCAACTGCGAGTGCCGCAGCCGCAGCTACGCCACAAATGCGCTCTCAGCATGGATCACGGAGGACTGGTAGATGATCTTCGATGGGATTCCGACCGGTTCGCCGGTGACAGCAAATCAGCTGAACGAGCTCTACAACGAGATCGAGCGCGTCCTGATAGAATGCCCCTCGACTGCCTCGTATACGTACCTCGGGACGCAGGGGGTGCTCGCGACTGGATCGAAGACGGAGATCGAGTTTCAGACTGCGATCGCGGTCCCAGTCCCCACTGTGGAGAGTTATCGGGACTGCACCTGTCACGTCCTGCTCTCGCCGATCTTGTTTGATACGACGGCAGAGCGGCAGATCACGGCAGACGTGCTCTCGTGGGAGCTGCGGTGGAGAGGCGCAGACGGGACGGTGGGGACGTATTCGACACAGACGGTCCCCACGCAGTGGGCCTCGTCCTTCGCCGCGCCTAAGATGGGCGACTGGACCAACGAGATCGCCTGCCCGATCACTGTCGGACAGTCTGCAACGAACAAATTCCCCGGGGCGTTTGTGGCGCTGCGGCTCGCGGGGACGTGGGGCTACTCGGGCAATCTGCCGCACTTCATGGCTTTTATTAGCTGAGAGGAGGACGCGATGCGGCACTATCTCGCGGTGGTGGTCTCGGGGGTCTGTACTGCGGACGGACGCCCGATCGTTTACAGTTCGGGCGACGATGACCTGCACAACTCGCCGTTTCGGGACGCGAACTCGTTCGCCCTCCGAGCAGGCGCGATCCAGTCGATCAGCGCGTTCTCAGTTGCGATCGAGGACGGCGCGAGCAGTGCGACGTCTGGAGTGACGACGCTCTCCCTGCACGCAGACGACCTCTCCCTGATCGGATACCGCCCGATCGATATTTTCGCGCGCGTTGGCGCGGAGAGTCTGACAGCGTCTCAGGTTTGGGCGACGACAGGGATCACGGCAGGCGGGACGACGCTCCAGCTGTCGTCTGGGACGGCGCAGACCCTCACGACAACGTTTTTGCATGTTGGCGTGGAAGCGGTGCGGCCCAGCTCGACCTCGATCCCGTCGATCGGCGGAGTGACGATCACACGCGGGCAGGCGTACACTCTGCCGCTGCCGCACCGAGCCGATCTGTCCGGATTCCTCGCCCGAACTATCCCAGTGACCACAGTCCCGACCGAGTGGATCGGGCGCCGCGTCCTGATCTTCGTCGATGGGCAGTTATGGCGCGTGATGATCCTCACGGACAATCCGCACGTGGATGCGCAGTTCGTCTCGTTGTCGATGATCGACGCGGTCAATGTGCTCTCCGTTCAAAAAAAATCCTGTCAGGTGCCCGCCTATGCGACGAGCCTCGCGCCGCAGACGATTTCGCTCACCTTTGATCCGGTCTTTTCGTGCCCCGGGTTTGCGATTGCTGTCAGGCGAGCGGACGCGATGGTCACAACTCCCGGCACGTGGGGGACGAACGGCGCGTTCACTGGGGGCACGCTCTACACCCGGCAGAGGATCCTCTACTCGCTGGGCGATTGGTGGCAGCATTCCAACGGCTGGACGGTGCGCAACGGGTCGAGCGGGATCCCGCCCCTGACCCTGCGCCTGATCGCAGACCCGACAGTGGTCGAGCAGGAGACCCGGTATGAATTGCCGATGTCAGGCGGCGGCGGCTCTGCCACGACCACGATCTCCTCGACGTGCAATCTGGGCCCGGCTGCCCCGACTCCTGATCTAGAGCAGTTCCTCGCGGAGAGCAGCTCGCGCAACTTCTATCTGCGGCGGGCAGAGATTGGGCCGAGGACGTACTGGGCGAGGGCCGGGCTCTCGTATCTCAACTCCAGCTCGGATTTCGCCTCTGTCGGAATCTGGAATTCTGGCTCCGGTTTTTTCTCGCCGTGGTCCGTCTCGATGAAACCGAGCGGGCGCCTCGCCCTGATCTCGCGGTTTTCGATACAGGCCGGATGGCCGAATATGGGCGTAATCTCGTGCCCCCTCTACGTGGGGATCGTTCACCGGCGGAACGTAACAGCAGAGGAGGACGCAGGAGAGCTCCAGACTGCGACGCGACTTGTCGATGGGCTTTATTCGGACTGGAGCTCAACGACTCAGGTCAACGCGACCACAGACGGCCCGATCAATACCGTTTTCGGCGGCGCAGATCCTGACTGGACCCACACGTTCTATGCTGTCCGCCCAGTCGAGAAGGGGGCGGTGCACAACGTGGTCGTGACCGAGCGCGGGGTGGTCTGCGCGCTCGATGCGTGGGACTGGGACAGGACGCGGGTCTCGGGCTCGCTGGAGATCGACTACTGCGAGCAGGGGCAATGGTGGGAGCCGGGGATTGCGACGATAAAAACCAACGCACAGATCCCGCTCACCGGCACGACTGGAGAGGTGGAGATCCGGTGGCAGGAGCCGAGCGGGGAGTGGCTGCGCGCGCTTGGGACTGTGACCTACTCCAGCGTATCGAGCGGGATCTACACCTACTCGATCGGGCAGGACGTGACGATGCTCGACGGCTCGCCCTGTGTGGGGTTCGGCACGTGGCACGGATTCGCGCCTTGTCAGATTACGCCCCCGACTTTTGTCCGCGCGGGGATGCTCGGGTGGATCCTTGCGAAGATTATCGCGTCGACAGATTCGACTTCAGGCAGGCTCGGCGATGAACTGGGCGATGGGTTCGCCCTGCCGCTTACCAACGCAGCCCTGCTCTCGTTCCGCTCGGTGATGCTGCCGGGCTTGACGGCGAACGCGAAGTTCGCAGCGGACGAGGACTTCTCCTACAACGACTTTATCGAGACGGCCTGCCGCGTCTCGGGTCTGAGCGTGGTCGGTCGACTCGCTGATCCTGCCGATCTTGTCGCGGGCTACTGCCCCCACGGAGTGCTCATGGGGCGCCCGATGTCGAACGAGGAGGTCGCTCGCTGGACGGACGACGACCTGATCGGGATCCCGCAGACCACGGACGGATTCGCCGGGCCCATCTACACGAGCTATTCGATCACGTGCGGGAATCGGCATTGGCAGATCAACGACTGGCTCGCAGGTGATATCCTCGGACAGGGAGACGAGCTGGAGCTCGACCTGACCCCGATCATTGCGCGCCGGAAGTCTGTCACGGACGAGGTGATCGAGGCACTCGTTGACCGGCTGCGGGATCGTTTCGGCACGATCCGCAGGCGCTGGGTCCTGCGGGTGCCGATCGAGCGCACGTTGTCTCTCGGGGTGGGCGATGTTGTGGCGGTGACGTCCGAATATTTGCTCGATCCGGGCGGCGGGCTGGGAGTCTCCGATCGGCTCGCGCGGATCCTGTCTCTTACGCACGATTTCACGGCGGGGGTGAGCGACGTCGAGCTGATCGCCTATGCGTCCTACGGGGCGGGGTGGTCTGCGTCCTACGACGTTTACGTCTCGACGGTGAGCGGCTCTTCGTACACGCTGACCCTGCGAGGAGCGACGACTCCGACCACAGTCGCAGACGTGAGGCGCGAGGAGGACCTCACCAACTGGGCGCCGCAGCTGTCGTCGAGTGTTTACTACTATCTGATCTACACGCAGGGACCGGCAGCGGGCGGGGTGAAGCGGGGCTATTTGACCGCGTGGAACGCGGCGACGCACACGGCAACGTTTTATCAGACTTCGACGTATGCGAACCCCTCAGGGGGGACAGGCTGGGACGCAGTGCTGATCCCTTCGACCATTCCGATCTCGCAGGCGGATTTGTTCCAGCTGGGCAGAGACCGGCTCCTCTGATTTTAATCCGTTTTCGGGAAGTTGATCTCTTCGCGTGAGTAGCCGTGATAGAGGACGTAGGGCACGTCGAAGAGCAGCTGTTCGGATCCTTTCCGAGCGCGGATTTTGACGCGAAGGAAATCGCGGCGGTGGATCACAAAGTACAGATCCGGCTCCACCTCGACCACAAAGCGCTGCCCTGCGCGGTGGAAACAGGTCGCCCGCTGTCGATGAGTTGCCTCGATTGCGGCGCTTTCGAGGATGTTCTGCTCCTCGTCCGAGAGTCCCCAGCTCAGATTTTCGAATCCAAACATTCAACCCTCCGTCTCGGTGGCGAAAGGGAACGATGCCGCGGCGATCATATTCTCGCGGCGCACCCAGTCCGAGGGCAGACCGTGGACCCGCTCGTGCTCGTCGAGCAGGTCTGCGATCATGCGGAGCCGGGCGAGCCCCTCGCGTGTAGGGATGCTGCACTGCACCCGGTACAGACGCTCGAATTCGGCGCCCATCTGCCTCCAGTAGCTGCGTGCACGGGCAGAGATCAGGGACGGCGCGCTCATTCGTCCTCCTCCTCGTCTTCGTCCTCCTCCAGATCGTCCGGATCTGAGAACAGGAGATCGCGTGGCGCCTGCTCCCAAAGCTCGCCCAGACGGGCAGCTCGCACCCCACCGTCTGCGGCAGGGTGCAGGATGTCGCGGAGCTCCGCCCGCTCTGCCCGGGTGAGATAGCACCCGTCCGCGAACCGCTCCTCGAAGTCGTCCGGGAGGCACTCGGGGGGGCCGTAAATGATGGCGATCAGATCGGATCTACTGAGGCCCATTCTGTGCGCGAGTTTTTTCTCCGCTGTCGCAGCGGAGAACTGCTCGTATTTGGTGCCGCAGAGCTGCGCTCCGTGCCGCCTGATCGCTTGGGCGAAAAATGCGCCGAGATCGACGATCTCGTCCCAGTCCTCACGAGGGGAAAACGGCGCATACCATACGAGATTTTGCGCGTCTTCGTAGGTCTCCCAGATCGCGAGGTCGTCTGCGTCGAGTAGCTCCGCGAGGCGCTTTTTCCACGATGCGAGCTCGCGGATCATGGCGAAGAGTGGCGGCTCGTATGCTGCGAGGATGACAGCCTGCGCTCGGTCCTCGCAGCCTGCCGCCTCTGCGTAGGTGACGCAGTTCAGCGCGCAGGCGATGATCCGACGGTGCACGGCTTGGATCTCTTTTTTGCGCAGAAATCGCCGTCCGGTTTCGCTCTGTTCTAGGCCCATAAATCCTCCAGTACTGCGGAGAGCTCGCTCTCCTCTTGCTCGCTCAGCGGGACAGCTCCGCGGAGAGCTGCGAGGTAGGCCTGCGACAGCGGGACCGCGGCCTGCTCGATGGCGCGCTGGGCGACAGGGTCCACTCCGACCGCATCCGCGAGAGCCTCCTCGGTCAGATTGCGGGCAGCCCGCAGGCGGCCGAACCACTCGCGGAGCTCACGTGCTCCGCGGGCGCGCTTCGCCGCGTAGCGGCGCTTCATTTCTCTAATGCGGCGAGCCCACTCACGTCCGCCGCTTGGATCGTCCCAGCTCATGGAGCCTCCTTTCGATCAGTCGATCAAGGTCGTCGTATGCGGATAATATCGCGATATTTTTTCTCGTGCCCCGATCGGCGTCCGGGTGTTCGAGCACGAAGAGCCGGACGTCGATCAGAGCCCAGAGTGACCTCTCCAGCCGTGCCGCGCTGGGCGCTTGCTCGATAAGAGCAGACGCCCGTCGAAAAAAAGCGAGGCACTCGGAGAGAGGATGCGAATCTGCCTCGATCACGGGATCGAGCTCAGGACGGCAGCTGCGACGAGCAGCTCCGACAGAAAAACGAAAAAGTAGGAGATGAGGTCACGCTCTCGGCGTGCTCTGCGGGTGGTGCGTTTGGTCGATGGGTTCATGCTTGATTGTGCCGCCGCAAAAAATCCGCCCGCGGCAGGCCGGGCGGGTGCTTTCATTTTGACGGAGGCAGTCTTTCTCCCTGTCGCTCAGCGAGGACAGAGTCAGGGCAGGGCCGCAGCCCTGCGGGGTCCAGTTCCTGCCGCGAATCTGGGGATCTGGACGGGACAAAGTTTGCCCCCCCGTGCAGTGGGGGGCGGTTCCCTGTTTCCTATCCCGTGTTTCGATCCCTTCTCTCTGCCCCGGTTTCGCAGGGCGGAGACAGTGCCCCGGGGATTCCGACCGGGGCGGGTTGTCACAATCTGCACGTGCTAAAATCCGGGGGGAAGCTCCACTCTAGACGAGACGATGCGTTTCAGGTCGTCTCGAGACTGGAGCAGCTTTTCGAGTGAGAATCCGGTGAAATCCTGCACTTTTTCTGGTTCTCTCTTAGCGAGAGCGATCAGTTCGGCCACCACGAGCGCGACCTCTCGCGCGGGCACAAGCTCCCAGTGGTCCCCGAAGCGCATCCGGAACGCCGTCAAGCCTCTCGCGAATAGGGGCGGCCAGTAGTGGAGAACGGAACACGCCTTCACAAAGTAGGGCAGACTGCGCAATCTCACGATATCGGGGTCGTTGTCTGGGTACAGTCCGTCAAACTGTCCGCGTTTTTTCGCGGCAGCGAACGCCGCCTTCAGCCGGTCGAGTGTGTAGGTGTTGTCGTCCATTGCAGCTCCTCAGGTGAAGTCCGCCTCGTTTGCGACGGTCCAGATCTCGTCTGAGCGTCGATCGACGGCGTAGGCGATGTCGAAGCGGTCCAGATCTGGGTCGCGGTCCTCGTGGGAGGAGAACTCGCCCCACGCGGTGCGCCGGGCGAGGTCGAGCACGTTTGCGCTTTCCTCTTCGAGGCAGACTCTGCCCGAGGTGGACGCCTTGATCGGGCTCGCGTGCAGGATCCAGATCGCGAGGTAGTGCCGCTCCCAGTAGGGGCGTTCGGGGTCGTCGAGGCCGAGTTTATTCCACGCGCGGCAGAATTCGCGCGCCTCTGTCTGTGACCACCTCCTCCAGCTCTGCGTCTCCAATAACCACTTCATGGCCGGGGTTTTTATGTCGTCTAATGCGAAACGGTGAAACTCTGTGATGTCGAGGACGTCGAGGTCCCAGTCGAGACAGACGGGCTCGAACACGTAGGCGACCTCGCCGGTGAGCGCGTCTGCGATATCGTCTGCGGCGATGTTGTAGTCTCGGACTGCCTGAGCGCGAGCGGCGCGGACGAGATACGAGCTCACGTCCGACAGCGGCCCGACGATCGACGCTCCGACGCCTTCGACGCAGACAACCTCGCACGCAGGGCAGCTCGTGCAAAACTCGCGCATGCGGTCGAGCTCGGCGGTCTGTTGCTCCGCAGGGGCAGTCGCGATCACGAGCCCCGCGTCGTAGATCCAGTCGCCCTCCATATTGTCGCAGCTCCACCACTGGGCGAGCGCGTCCGCGATTTTTTGGTCAGGGACTGCGTTCGCTGCCGCGAGTCTCTCCTCGCGCGTCTGATGCTCCTCGATCGCGGCGATGATTGCCTGAGAGAGGACTTGAGTCACGCGCAGGTCTGCCGCGGAGGGATCCTCGGAGTGCGGACGGATCGCACCGGTCCCGACGCGGACCTCTCCGCTGGAGAGGTCGAGCACGATCGAGGTAATGAGCGCGTTCAGCTGCCGGGGACCGGCGTCTGGGTCGCGTGTGATCGCCGGTTCGGCGGAGGCAGGGCGCAGACAGACGATGTCCCCGAACCACTCGCGCTCAGGCGTGCAGCCTGTCACGCGCTCGAAGACGTGCTCGGAGTCGATCAGGGCGACCTCGCCGACGAAACAACTGTGCAGCCGGTGCAGGTGGTGCAGATCTGCGAAATAGATCAGCTGGGCAGAGGTGAACTGTAGAATCCTCATTTTCTATCTCCTCGATCTTAGATCCAGTTGCAGGGCTTGTTGTAGCGATAGTGGTCCTCGCGATCGGGCATGTTGCGGACTCGCTCATGCCACGCGGCGAGCTCCCGGTTCATCTGGGCGATCTGATCCCCCCAGACGCTCCAGATCTGGTCCAGTTTCGCCTCGCAGCGAGCTGCGACGCGGGGGGCGAAATCGCGGACTTTGTCCGCCCAGTTTTGGAGGCCAGTCGCAGCGCGGCGCGCCTGCTCGACTGAGCGCGGAGCCTGCGCGCTCAGGCGTGACTCTGCCTCTGCGATCATGCCGCGCTGTTTGCGGGTCAGGGTCACGGTCTGGATCTGGCCCATGCGCTCTAGCTGCCACGCGGTGATCAGCGCTGCGCGGAAAGCCTCGCGGTAGGAGGCGAAGCTCGCCCGGTTTTGCTTGGCGATTTGGTGGGCGGTCTTGAAAAGGGTCGAGAAGTTGGTGCTCATTTGGCGCTCCGTTGCTTGATGGTGAGCTCGTTATACTCCCGGCCCTTTCTGCGAGTCAAGAGAAGAGGGAAAAATAATCTGTTTTTTTTTGAAACTCCGCGTGCGGCGCGGTCTTCAGTTTGGAGACCGCACTCCCAAAACGAGAGAGAGCGCCTCTTTCGGGATGAAAAAGAAAGCGTCTTTTGCCCCTTCCGGGGGTGCCTCGAACTCGACGAGAAAATGCCCGCCGCGCATGCGGCGCACCGAGACGGGATCTGTCGAGCCGGTCGCAGTGCAGGCGAGAACAATCGCCGCGCTGAACTGATCCGCGAGCTCTTGCGCCTTCATACGTGCTCCACCGAATCGACGAGATCGAGGATGCGGGCGACGATGCCGCGGATCGGGGCGCGGTACCTGTCGAGGTACCGGTCCCCGACCGCGTGATAGGCGATCCAGTCCTCGGTCAGTTCGTCCACGGCGCCGTTGATGGGGAGGCGCCGCCCGAGGGCATATCGGCGGCGGAGCTCGATCCAGTGACGGCAGACCATATCCATATCAGCGGGCGACACTGTCCGACCTCCTCTCCGCCCAGCGCGCAGGATCTGCGCCGATGCGATTCCAGTCCTCGCGGTAGCGTCCGTAGGTGGACTGGTACGGGAGGAACGCAGCGAGGGCGAAGAGCCGCTCCTCTGCGGTCAAGTCCGAAAATTCGCGGTTGAGCGTCCGCTCTGCGTGGCGCTTCGACTTCGCGAAGCTGGGGCGATCGTAGTCGGGACGCTGCGATCCTTTTTGCTTTGGGCACTCGTGCTCGTAGATATAGTCCACGACGGCACGGGCTCGGAGGGCATGCTCCGACCTGCCGCGCTTGGCGTACTCCTGAGCCTGATCCTGCGCCTGCCGGGCAAAATCGAGCAGGCGAGCCGCGACTCTCTGATAGAGCGGAGCGTACGCCGGGACAGCGAGCAGGTCGCAGAGGAGCTCGCGGACTCGCGGGTAGATCCGCTCGGTCTGCCGCGGAGTGAGGCTGTCTGGGCCTGCGTCTGCGAGGCGTAGCAGATCGCGAAGCCGTGCGGCGATGCTCTCGCGCCGAGTGTAGGCGCTCAGAAACGGCGCCCAGAAAAACACGCGATAGACGCTCTCCGTGACTGGGGCGATTGTGCGCTGGGGTTTATAGGTTCTCATGCTTCCTCCTCTTCGTGCAGTATGCGCCCCCACGTGAGGCCCTGACGCATAAGGTCCAAAATCTGCCGCTCAGCGTAGCGGCGCGCCGCAGGGGTTGTCGTGCCCCGGTAATCGTCGATCGTGAGGTAGAGGGACAGGAGGACGAGGTCGAAGTTGTTCCGCGCCTCCTCTCGGTCGGGCAAAGGCTCGCTCATGCGGCCCTCCTTTCTGCGTTTATCGCGCGATCCCGCGCGGCTTGATATCGAGAGCGAGACTGCTCGCTCTCTCGGTGGGAGAGGTAGACCTGCCGGGCAGCTGCGAGATCTGTCCAGACTCCCCAGTGCGGGAGCGACTGGGCGATGCGCGCCTCCAGCTCTGCGTCTGCCTGCTCTGCGATTGCGCGGAGATCGTGCAGCTCCTGCTCGATCTCTCGGGGGTCGTCCCGGGAGAGGTACTCCTCCCAGTAGTCGATTTCGGCGTCTGCCGCCGCCTGACCCAGACTGCGGAGCTTGATCTGCTCGGATCTCTGCACGGCTCAGTCCTCCTCGTCTAGATGGCGCATCTCTGAGATGCGGTCTGCGAGTTGCACGAGGTGATCTGCTATCCGCACGCACGCATCTTTGAGGGCACGGAATCCGAGACGACCTGACTCCCAAACGAGCGCATATTCCGCCGCGCGGATTCCGCTTTCGATTTTGTCGAGCTCGTCGAGCAGCTCCTGATCTGTGATGGGATTCACGGCGCCCTCCTTAGAACCACAGGCCCGAGCGATATCGGGAGTGCTCGACGTCGTGATAGGGCCACGCGATCGCGTCGAATTTTGCGGTCTCGTACCTGATGAGAGCGGCTCTGCGTGCGTCTTCGTTGCGCGCTCGGGCGACGTCTTTCCGGGCCAGATAAAGCCGGTGAAAGAGCACCTCGTCTCGGCGATACGTGGAGTCTATCTCTGCGTCGACAATCTCTTGCAGCTTCTCGATCTTCCACCACTGCATTTCTGAGGAAAGGGGGAAGTTCGCGAAGAGCTCAGCTGTTGCCTCTTCGACGAGGCTCTCCAGCTTGGCGATTTTGGCGAGCTTTCGCTCGTTGGCGGTGGCTTTGGGTTCGACTCTGCGCATCTCGACCTCCTCTCGATCAGGCGACGAACTCAGCCTTGAGGCTGCCGCAGGGGACGTCGTGCCAGTTGTGATCTTCGAGGTCGTAGTAGGCGTTGCCCATGCGGCGCTGCTGCGCCTGAATGAAGTTGTCGAAATCGGCGAAAATCGCGCCCGCGTGATAGTTCGCGTAAAGGCGGCGGCCTTGCCAGATTTTGCAGCCGACCCGGCGAAGGTTGCGGGCGACGCGGTCGAGGCCTTTGACCATTTTCGGGGCGGCTTTGATCATGGCCTTGTGGGCGATCTTTGCGCAGTTGGCGCTCATCTGGGCAACCGCCTTGTAGGCCTCGCGGAGAGCGTTTGCGAACGCTTCGCGGTAGGTGGCGAAGCTTTGACGGCTGGCCTTAGCGAGCTTGTGAGCGAAGGTGAAGAGCTTGGCGTTGTTGGTGACTGCGAACATTTGGTTCTCCGTAGGTTGCTTGGTGCTTTCTTTTTACTCCCTTTTTTTTAATGGCGTCAAGGTTGGAAAGAAAAATAATCTGATTTTTTTTGAATCGCAAGGCGCGGCGCGGAAAATAATCGGAGATGGCGTGGCGGGACGGAGAAAAAGATCTGCTATCAGGGGGGCGAATAGAGCCCGCGAATCAATCGAGAGGCTCGTCTGCGAGCTGGTTCAGGACGGCGCGGAGCAGCTGGACGTAATAGTCGCACGAGGAGAGGTCGTGCTCGATGTCGTGGACGCCTGCGGCGTGCGCTCGATCTTCGATGCGGATCAGCGCACGCGAGAGGAGGCGGAGCTGATCAGGGAGAGGGCAGACGAGGCGCGGATGCGGCTCGCCTGCGAGATCCGCAACTCGGCAGACCGCATAATGCAGCTCCTCGAATTCGGGGGTGACGATCTCGGATTCGGTGTATTCGTTCATTTTTTCTCCTCGTACAGGTACGACTCGATCACGCTTTGCGCGTCCTCGTGCCCGTAGGCGACCTCCGCGGCGTATCCGCTCGCCCGCAAAAGTTCGATCATTTCTGCCTGCTCGCCCGAGAGGCGAGCAGAACGGGATAAAGACTTGAGCTCGATCCAGAGCCCAGCGTGCCCGCGCCGGGGCACAGCGAGAAACAGATCGGGGACGCCGCGGGTCACGCCCGCAGAGCGGAATCGCCCCGCCTCGCTCTTCGACCGCTGTCCTCCGTTCGGCACGTGAAAAAGGAGGCGCGGGTCGAGGCGATGCTGCCGGGCGTAGACGAGGCGGAACCACTGCACGATCAGGCTCTGCTCCTGCTCCTCGGAGGGGTATTTGGGGTTCACAAGTGCTTTCTCTCTTTCCGCCGCTGCGCCGCAGGGACTGCGTCCTCTGCGGGGGAGGTGCCCAGCAATAGCTCGATGAGCTCCCGCTTATAATCGTGCGAGAGCTCGGATTGACGGGCGCGCAGGATTTCGAGCGCCTCGCTGATTTCTTCGTGCGCGATCGCGGGGTCTATCGGTGTGCCGTAGAGCAGCTCGTCGGTGTGGACGCTGAGCACGTCCGCGATCGCCGCTGCGGTATCGGCGCGCGGGAATCGATCGCCTTTGACGTAGCGCGAGACTGCCGCCTCAGTGACGCCGATCCGCGCCGCGAGCTCCCGCTGGGAGACCCGCTTCGCGCGCAGCAACGCTCGCAGGCGGTCCCCAAACGTGCGAGCGCCGATCATGCCGTGCGCTCCTTTCTGCCACGGGGGGGCTGCTCGGGGGAGTAGCTCGGGGAGGCGATGTCTGCGGGGGTGCTGCCCATATAGGCAGCGAGCAGAGTCACCTCCTCCTCTGTCCACGGTCGACCCTTGGCAGGATTGCGAGCGAAGAGCTCGCGGACGCGGGAGAGCTCGCTCATATTGCCCCAGACGCCGCGATGCTGAGCGCGGAACTGATCGACAGTGCGGGCGAGGTCCCACGCCGTGCCGTCTGGGCGGTCCAGCTGCCCGAACACGATCTCGAACGCGAGCGAGGGGCGACTGGGCCAAATCCCGCACCGTGCGCGGAGCAGGTCGTGCAGGTCTCGGTCTGCGGACGCGAGCTGCGAGAACAACGAGCGCCCGCGCGCCGTGCGGCGAAACTTGGCGATGTTAGACTGAATGATGGATTGCCGATCTGGGCTCATGCCGTGCCCTCCTTTATTCGGTCTTGACGTAGCGAGAGTTCCCCCGGCAGGGCTGACCGCAGCGCCTCCAGCCGAGAGCGTTCATTGCGCGGCCCAGACGCTGGGCAGCGGAGAGAGTCCGGTCTGCCTTCTGGAGACCGAGGAGGAGATACAGGTCCTCGGTCGGGATGCCCCAGCGCGCCTCCTGCACGGAGAGGGTCTCCAGCTTCGCGTTGAGGGCGTCGATCCACGGGTCCTCCACTGTCGATTTGCGGGCGATGCGAGCGCACGCCTCCTCCTCCTCGGCGCTCATGACCCACGGCGGCAGATTTGACCGTGGTCCGCTGAGCCACTCCTGCGCGTCGAGCGCTGCCTGTCCCCACGCCTCGCGGATTGTCTCGCGCGAGATCCGTTTGAACGTCTTCGCCCCTTCGCGGCAGGTCTCCACGATCCAAAACCTGCGCGAGCCGGTCAGGTCCCGCAGGAAGTCTCGCTCGTTGGTGGTGCCGATGATCGCCGTATGCCGCGGGATCTGGATCGTGCGGCGTCCGTACGGCTCGCGGTATTCGTCGACTCGCGTCGATAAAAACGCCTTCACTCGCTCGACGGTCGGGCCGCTCAGCTGATCGAGCTCTGCCCATTCCCAGATCCAGCAATCCCGCATTGCGATTGGGGCTTCCTTGGTGGAGACGTTGGCGGAGATGTCCGAGTAATAGCGCGGCGATGCGATGCTCTCGACGAGCTGGGCGCAGAATCGGCTCTTTCCGCAGCGCTGGCCGCCGATCAGGATCAGCATTGAATCGAATTTTACCCCGGGCTCCAGTGCTCGGGCAGCTGCCCCGGTGAACCACCGGCGGAGCATGCTCAGCTCGACGCCGCCCTGAGGCACGTGCAGCGCGTCGAGCAGATCGGCGAAGGCGGTCGTCTCGCGCTTCCGCCTTCGCTGCCGGGCAGCGAGGGAGCGGAGCTCGGATGCGATCTCGTTCTGCCGGTTGCCGGGCTCTCGCCCGACCTGATCGACAGCTCGATCGAGCGCCTCCAGCGAGACGGAGTCGATCTCCAGATCCTCGTCCAGTCGGACGAGCAGGTCTGCGGTGTCTCGGTCCTCCCAGACGCGAGGCCACGGTCCGCGCGACCCGCGCGAGATCGGGCGATTCACGAGGAGCCGGTCTGCGAACTCGTCGTACGTGGCCACGTGCGCGAGGTCAGGGTGCCGCAGGATCAATTTTTTGAGATTGCTCGCTGTCGAGCAGATCGAGCCGGTTTTGCTCATTTTCAGCCCCAGCGGCTGAGTCCACGAGGGATTTTGCTTGCGCAGTTCGGCGCTCATGTGGTAATAAATCTCCGTACCTCAAAAGGTGCATTCGGTTCACGTTCATAGCTTGATTGGTACTGTAGACCCCGCCTCGTGCGGGGTTTACGGTTTTAGGACCCCGAAAATCCCGCCTCAGTACAGGCGAGGCTCCCACGGCCTCGACTGCCCAGCCCTGATCCCAGACGCGATTGTCGCCTGCGTCTCTCGCAGAGTGAGCCCTGCGCGGAAGCCTGCCGCAGCGAGGACGGAGCTCGCCCGATCTGGGTCGAGGATGCCGCTCGCGATATAGCCGCCGCACCGGACCGCCTTCGCGTAGAGGGTGCGGTTCCGCCTGCCGATATCTGCGAGCTCAACGTCCTTCCCCATCTGGACGACAGCCGCGTCGACGTAACGGTCGATGCGGTCCTCGGATTGAATCAGCGGACGGGCGGGCAGATCGAGCCCGTCGTGGGCGGCGATGTCTGCCTCAGCGTCGAGCAGGCAGCGGCGCAGCTGACAGGGGCAGGGGCGGAGAGCAGACTCCCACGGGGGAGCAATCCAGATATAGGGAAGACCGTCTGCGTTGACGCTGGGAGGGATCACGACGTACGACCCGCGGGTGCGTACGTCTACGGCAGGGATCGGGCGGACGGCGGAGACGGAGGCGAAGGGCAGGACGAACAGGTGGACGCCGTGCGGCGTGAGGGCGATCGGGCCCTCGTAGCAGTTGAGAATCCGATCGATCCACGGGTCGGGGTGGTGTGTGTCGATGTCGACCACGTCGAAGCTCTGCCCGCAGGCAACCCCGAGACCTGTCACCCTGTCGCTCGCGAGTCTGATCCAGCCCGAGAGTTCGTCTGGAGATGTCGTGGCGTTGTAGACGCCGCGCGGAGTGGTGGGGCGCTTACCGCACACGGGGAGCAGCGCCCAGCCCAGCGACTGGAGGCGATGTCCTGCCTGCTCCAGCTCTTCGACTTTGGGGTCGATGGTAAGCTCCTCTGCGGAGAACTTGGCGATGCGTTGCATGATCTTCTCGGGGAGAAACACTCTCAGTTTGCGCATTTGGGATCCTGTGCTCAGTTGGTGGAGGGATAGTAGCAGGGGAGGGGCGCGGCGTCAAGTCTTGACGCCGTACAGGTGCGAAGCTGCCGCGGCGTCCGTATCTGCCCAGTCTGCCTATGCTTTTTCTGCTCGCGCTGTCTGCTCTCTCTGCCCTCTCTGCCTGACAGGATTTTTCCCTGCCGCTGCCGCCCTTGCGCGATCTGGGCGGCAATGCTGCCGGGAAGATCGGGCGACTTCCTGCCATCTGCGCTCCTCGTTCTCCGCCTCTAACCCGTGCAGACTGTGCAGACCGTGCGGCCGTTTTTGTCTGTTCTGCCTTGCTTTGCACGGTTGCACGGTTTGCACCCTCCCTTTCTGACTTTGTAGTGAAAGATATAGGGGAGAGGTATCTCTGCCTCCTCCGCTACCGTGCAGACCGTGCACCCTGTCTCAGCCTGCCGGGACGATCTCTGCCGTCCTGCTCCAGCTCAGACCGTGCCTCGATGCCTGCGAGCACTCACCCTCCCTCCTGCGCGGCTCTCTGCCGCTGGGCCACTGCCTGAGCCGTGGCACTGCCGCGGCGCGGAATCCTGCGCCACAAACCCGAAATCGCCCGCCTTGCCTGCCTCGTGGCGCAACCGTGGCACGACCGCCTCAGATCGACCCCCCACCCCGTTTTTTTTCGCAAAGCATGAAATCCGCTTGAG